AGAAATGGCTAAAACAGTTTTTAACAAGGACAAGGTTGACTTCACCAAACAGAACATGTTCTTTGGTGCAGATCAAAACACACAACGATATGACGTATTCAAGTTTCCAGTGTTTGATAAATTAAATCAAACCATGCTTGGGTATTTTTGGAGACCAGAAGAAGTAAGTTTACAGAAGGACAGAGCAGATTATGCTAACTTTCGTCCTGAGCAAAAACATATTTTTACTGCAAATTTAAAATACCAAACACTGCTAGATTCGGTGCAAGGCCGCGGACCTTGCCTTGCTTTCTTGCCTCATGTGTCTCTTCCTGAACTAGAAGGTTGTATTGTTACTTGGGACTTTTTTGAAACTATCCATTCACGTTCATATACACACATTATGAAAAACGTGTATGCAGATCCAAGTGAAGTATTTGATACTATTCTTGATGACGAAAAAATCCTTGAACGTGCCACATCAGTAACAAAACATTATGATGCATTTACTGAAGCGGCTGATAACTTAATTCATCTAAAAGAAGGCACAATGGCGGACGTCAAAAAGAAATTGTTCCTTGCAATGATGACTGTAAACATTCTCGAAGGACTTAGATTCTATGTAAGTTTTGCATGTACTTTTGGCTTTGGAGAGTTAAAGTTAATGGAAGGCAGTGCTAAAATAATTTCACTTATTGCTAGAGATGAAGCACAACATTTAGCTCTTTCAACACACGTTCTTAAATTATGGTTGCAAGGTAAAGATGATCCTCAAATGGCAAAGATTGCAAAGTCGTGTGATAAAGAAGTTTATGAACTATGGAAATCATGTGTTGAAGAAGAAAAGGCTTGGGCAGAATATTTGTTTAAAGACGGATCAATGATCGGATTAAACGCACAGTTGCTACACCAGTATGTTGAATATATTGCTAATCGTAGATTAAAAGCACTAGGATATGATGCTATATTTGATCAGCCTGTGAATACAAATCCACTTCCGTGGACACAGCATTGGCTATCGAGTTCTGGATTACAAGTAGCACCGCAAGAAACTGAAGTAGAGTCTTACATTGTCGGGGGCATTAAACAAGATGTAACTAAAGATGTATTGAAAGGATTTAGTTTATGATAGAAGTCCAGGACAATTTATTTCCTGAAGAACTTTTAACACGCACTTTTAATTATTTTGAATCATACAATGACTGGGACGAACTTCCTGATAGTCCTGAAGATGAAGATCTATTTACTTTAGGCAAGCCATTCGAAAGAAATTTTGAACCAATTGCTTATGAATTTATAGAGCTACTAGATCAAAAAGATTTCAAAAGATGCATCTATAATTGTTTTCGTCCTGGCGATTGTCCGCAGCCACATGTGGACAGTAGTTCTTGGAACGGGCATACATATATGATATACCTGAGTCCAAATTGGGACGTAACAATGGGTGGCGAGACTATTTTTATAGAGGGCCAAGAAATTTTCCGCACAGTTGTTCCTATTTTTGGAAGACTGGTAAAATTTAAATCGGAAATACCTCATGCGGCAAGACCACCGCTTAGAGGGAAAAGATATAGTTTAGTGTTTCAAACACATCCGATAGGACTTGAAACATTAGGCCAAATTGGTTTTTGAAAGGATAGTAAATGAGCGTTGAGATATGGGGTAAACCTGCCTGTCCATCTTGTATGAAAGCAAAAGCATTATGCGAATCAAGAGGATTTAGCTTTACCTATAAAGAACTTGGAAAAGATTTTGATAGAGATGAAGTTTTCGAAAACTTCCCTGGTGCTAGAACATTTCCACAAATCAAAGTACATACACATGTTGTAGGTGGCTATGAACAGTTTGTGAAATACATTGAAGATACCGGATACAATGGAACAGGACACGGATAATGTTAGTTGAAGGTCCTTACAAAGAAAATGATACTATTTCTATCAAAATTACTTCAGGTGAAGAAATAGTAGGCAGATTAGTTGAAGAAACTTCTGCACACGTTAAACTAAGAAAACCTATGATGGTTGTAATGGCGGGACAAGGTATTGGACTTGCTCCTTATATGTTCACTAGTGGTAGTGAAGATATGCGTTTTAATAATAACCTTATTGTTACTAAAGCAAAAACCATTGAAGATATCAACAAAAAATATCTAGAAACAACTACAGGTTTAAAACTTAATTAAAAGGAGATAAATATGAGTATACATGAACAAATCGTTCAAGCGTTTAACAACTACGTAGCTGAACAAGAGTCTTTTGAAACAAAAGGTGTAAAAGCTGCGGCGGCCCGTGCAAGAAAAGCACTAGGCGACCTTGGTAAACTTACAAAAGAAAGACGTAAGGAAATCCAAGAGAAGAAAAATAATATGTGATCAGATATGGCTATGCAAGGTGGTCAAACCTTCAAAGAAGAAATAAAGCCAAATAAAAAATATAAACCATATAAAGGAATCGGTCGACTATATCACGGTCGGCCGGTTGTCTTCTATGCGACTGACGATCCAGAATTTCAAATGTGGGTACACAGACGAAAAGAAAGAATCCGATTAGGTGTCATTTCTCTGTTCTGGATATCATTTGCATACATTGTGGGAGATATTTTTTATTTGCAAGTATATAAAGAAATGGTTGACAAAACCATTCGTTATATGCTATAAATATAGTACGATGTAGAAGCAATTCGAAAGGTGAACTGGACCCGGGGGCGGTACCCGGCAGCTCCACCATAAGGACATTGAATGGAAGTTATATGGCACATTCTACTTACTGTTTGTTTAGGCTCGACCTGCCTAGAACAGGACATACAGTGGTTTGACACTGAAGTAGAATGTAACGAAATGCTAACTGTGTATACAGAAATGCCAGCAGATGGTGACTGGGATACAGTTGAATATATTTGTAAACCAGTTGGGTCAATGTCTTTATGATGGGGCTGAAATAGGATCGACAGGCGGTGATTAGGAAAGTGGAGTCGTCCGGCGCAAGCTCGGTTAACGCAAGAAAAACTACAAATGCAAACGATAACTTTGCACCTGAAGCGTTCACTTCTTTGGACATGTCCATGGATCGTGAACTTATCGCAGCCTAGGTTGTGAGCTTCGCGGTATGGTTCCACCGGGCAACAGAACGGGCCACATTTTATCTTACTAACCAATCCAAAAACCAGAACCAGGGTATATAGATAAACTCAAAACAGGTTTTGGTAATATTCTACGTGGATATTTAGACTCTGACGGTTGACTTTTGCCAAAACTTATAGTATAGTGTAACTATGAGTAAAATATTTTTAGTAATATCTTTCGTTAGCATGTTTAGTGATGTGGGTCAAACTTTCATCACTGACAGAACTTTTGATTCTTTTGAAGAATGTTCTGTACATGAAGTATACATAGATCACACAGATTTTCATTTTGGACTGATGTGTGTAGATGAATTTGAACTTGAAAACATGTTAGAATGGACAGAAACTAATCTATATCCTGAAGAAGATCTAGTTTTACCAAACTAGGTTGACTTTTCTATTAATTTTGTTATAATCAATTAAACTTTGATAGGAGTAGAACTATGACTATGCACCTTGCACGTGGTTTAACCACCCTTAATACAAAAAAGCCCAAAAAGAAAAAGATGACTTTAGAACGTATTGCAAAGTATCAGGCGGATTTGAGGAAACACAACAAAGAAATGAGACGTATTGGTGCTCATAATTTACAAATGGACTTAGAACAATATATTGCATATTGTCACGGTGAACATAAGCCACGAACAAAGTCAGCACCTAAAGCAGATTGGTTGCATGAAGGCGGTACAGTTTGGGAAAGGCCACAAACTGATGCTCCAAGTCTTATGAGCAAAGATAGTTTTGCACCTTGTACAAAAAAAGAAGCTATACAATATACAGGAAAAAGAAAGCTGGTTGGCATTGCTACAATGCACAAATCTAATATGGTTCCTATTTTTGCAGATGAAGATGATAAAAATGGATCTAAACAAGCAACAGAAATTGCAACCATGAGGAGAGGATAATGTTTCAAACTAAAGAACAAGCTACTGAATGGGCACTTGATCAGTTAAAAAAATATGGAATCAAGCAACCACACGAATCTTCAGTTGAAGAACTGGCTGTGTTAAATCCAACTGTTCCAAAACAGTTTATACAAGATAGTGTAAGAAAAAACAAGGAAGAAACTAATGTTAGTGTTTAAAGATTTTTTGACCCCTTGTAAATACTACATGAGGTACACGTTAAAGTTTGCCTTAGCAATATTGTATACTTTTTGGTTTGTACCAATCAGTTATGCACAAGCGATTACGCTACCAAATGTTGTTGAGGGTGAATTATACACTGAGTCTTCCCATCCTGAGCTTTATTGCTTGGCTAAGAATATCTATTTCGAAGCTAAGTCAGAGCCTATAGCAGGACAATATGCCGTCGCCGACGTGGTGCTTAATAGAGTAAAAGACAGTAGGTTTCCAAAAACAATTTGCGAAGTAGTATATGAAGGTCCTTTGAGGGAAAGTTGGCAAACAAAGAAACAGACTGATTTAGATGACGCTGAAAGAATTTATTATCCTATAAGAGACCGTTGTCAATTTTCTTGGTGGTGTGATGGAAAGTCAGATAATATCAAAGACGGAGATGCTTGGCGGAAGGCACAAGAGATAGCATACAGATTAGTGAACGATTACAAACACCGTGGTTTGACAGAAGGTGCAACACATTATCATGCTACCTATGTAAATCCAAAATGGGCACCTACACTTGACCTTGTAGGTAGAATAGGAACACATATTTTTTATAGATGGCCATAAAATTAAAACACATTACTTTGTATGTATTACTTTGGGTTCTTACAACTGCAAGTGCATTCTATGTGGGGACCTATTTTCCTAACAAAAAAACAATCAGAAATATAGAAGATAAAATTACTATAGATATACAAAACAATTATGCTAGACATAAATTGTTAGAACCAGAGATGATTTATAACGACAACGTATCTTTTGCTCATGCAGTAAATGAATGTATTAATTTTGCAAACTTAACTACACCAATTGAAAAAAGAATTGATCGTGACATTATAATTGCAATGGCCATTATTGAATCTGCTTATGGTACAAGTAGATTTGCAATTAAAGGAAATAACTTGTTTGGAATAAGAACATGGGATAAAAATGTTGCACAAATGAAACCAAAAGAAAATCCTAATGCAGAATGGGGTGTTAAAACTTATATTACTAAATGTAAGTCTGTAATTGATATGATATCAATTCTAAATAGATTGCAAGTATACGAAGAATTTAGAAAAGAACGTGAAAGGCAAAGAGAAAGCGAAATAAATAATATTGACTTAATGATTAATCATTTAAGTGCTTGGAGCACAAATCCCGCCTATACAGCTTTGGTCAAACAAAAAGCCAAAGAATCTTACCAAATCTTTTCCGCAAATTAATTTTACCAAAAAACATTGACTTTAGTAATATGCTATGCTATAGTGTATACAATACTAATGAAAAAGGCTTTTAAGGAGGCACTAATGAAGAAAGTAGTAACAGTCGCGGCAGTAATTATGCTGGCAACGGCAGTTCAGGCAAATGACAATCCAATCATCGATACTGTTGACAATGCAAAAGATTTTGCAGTGAACAATCAAGTATCGCAGTTTGTGGTCCAAGAGTATAATGATATTTTGGATTTCCAAGCTGAAAGTTGGCAACAAGGCAAAGACCAATTAGGTCGTAACAAAGAACAAATAGTTGGCATTTTTTCAAATGTGAAAGATGCATTCCAACACTATTTTATTAAAGATAGCAAATAGGAGGCTGTAATGAAAGGCTTATTTAAAATCGCTACAATCGGTACTATGGTTGCAATGCTAGGCGCATGTAGCACAATGAAGGAAATTGAAATCCGTGAAACAAAAGCACATCCTTCTTGGTATGAAGATTGTGAACAAATTGGTTCAGAAGGATATCTATTTTGGAAAACAGATTATGCTTACTCATGCGGTATGGGTGAGAGTAAGTTCGAATAAGCATCTGAATCTCAAGCATATGCATTTGCAGTGAAAGGCTATGCTGAAAGAATCAACGGTGTAGTAAATTCTAATACTACAGTTGACATCAAAGGAAACAATGGTGTTGAAGGTCGTGTTACTAGAACTATCGTAGAACATTCTACTAAAGACACTTCAATTCGTGAGCATGTAGAAGTAAAAAGATATGCTTATGAATTAGGTTCCACTGGCAGGGTTCATACTTATGTAAGAATTAAGATGCCATTGGATATTTTTAACGCACTTGTTCAAGAGGCAAAAGATGACAAGAACTTGGCTGCTATTGCTCAGTCTAACAACGGTTAGTCTACTTACAGCCTGTGCAGGCAAACAGATAGACACTGTTGATGTTGGACCTCAGTATTGTTATACAGACGAAAACATCGAAATAGAAAACGGAAAAACAGTCAGTAGTCGTAAGAGTATTGACTGTACTGACAAACCAAGAGTTGAGCATTTTGTAAAAGCTCAAGGAATGGCTCAAGATTGTACACCTTATGAAGATAAGGTAAACATTAACGGAAGGACTGCTTATGTTAAAGGATTTATTTGTGGGTTTCCAACGGCTGATGGAAGTATCAATTACGAGGCTGTTGACGCTAGGTATAGTTATTAGTTTAACTGCTTGTGCATCGCACCAACCCTATTACGGTGAACAATCAACTGCTGATAGAACCAACACAGGCAATAGTTTTTATGGCTTGCTGTATAATTGGGGTGAAGCTCATGCATATACTATTCCTAAAGAAGATCGAAATCGACACCAACGTTGTGTGTTTTTTACGCTAGACAAAGCTGATCCTGGGCAAACTTGTTCATGGTATGGTCCTGATAGCGGTGCAAATGGCGTTGTAAAACTTATTGGAAGATATCCGCAAGGTGGTAAAGTTTGTCACATTTTATTTACAAACTTAACTTATCGCAATAAAACAAAACAATTCAAAGATGTAGCATGTTATAGCCCTGTTAGGGATAAATGGACATTTATCTCAAAGACGTAATGCAGGTAAATACTACATGTTCTTAGCAATTTTAACTTTAATAACTGCATTATCTATAAGTGCAGTAGCAATTTATTACTCAGTCGCCGGTCTGGTTGCTATATTTGCCGCGGCGGCTATTCCCATTATGATAATGGGAGGTACTCTTGAAATAGGTAAACTTGTAACCGCAGTATGGCTTCACCGATATTGGTCAAAGGCTACATGGTGGTTAAAAACTTACCTAAGCATTGCAGTGGTAATTTTGATGGTTATTACTTCAATGGGTATCTTTGGTTTCCTATCAAAAGCACATATAGAACAAACATCTGCTAGTATCGAATCTACGGAAAAAATTGAACGTTTAGAAACTGATATCAAAAGACAAGAATTAATTATAACCAAAGCTGAACGTAAAATAGAAGATGCTGAAAATCAAGGTGCAAATAAAAACGATTCAATACAAGACCAAATTGATAGAGAACAAGACAGGATTGATACTGCCTACACAAGAATTCAACCGCTCGTAGCAGAACAACAAAAAATAATACAACAAGAAACAGAAAGAAAAGATGGCAAATTAGAACCTTATCTTACACAGATATCAAGCATAGACGAAGACTTGGCTACACTTTCTGACTTATTGAATAGGCGTGACAGCGAAAGCATTAGACGTTTACAAAGTATTGTAGGAACTAGAGTAGACGGAACATATGGTACACGAACTGCTAAACAAGTAGAAAATTATAGAGAAGGACTTATTGCAAAAAGAGAAAGCATTCTTGCCACTATTACAAAACTAGAAGAAAAAGAATCTCCTATCATTAAATCTGCCAATGCTGAGATTAAAAGATTGAGAGATATTGCAGAACAAGAAATTGCTGATTCTAATAAAGTTATTAACAAGCTACGAAGTGAAATAGGAAGTATTGCTCCTGATAACAACACAGCTCTAATAGAAGAAAACCTACTTAAAATTAAGAAAGCTAACACAGAAATTGATACACTTACAGAAGAGAAATATAAACTTGAAGCAGAGTACAGGGCTTTAGAAGCAGAAGTAGGTCCTATTAAATATATTGCAGAATTTATATATGGTGAAGAAGCAGACAGAGATTTATTAGAAGAAGCAGTAAGATGGGTTATCATTATTCTTATTGTTGTTTTCGATCCGTTAGCAGTACTATTGCTTATTGCAAGCCAATATACATTTGAATTTGTAAGACCAAATAAAAAAGATCAGTGGCGTGAATACGAAGAAAAAAGAGCGGCAATGATTGTGGCAAACCAAGGACCAAAAGATGATACACCACCTAGTGACGATTCAAATCCAGAACCTGACGATGATAGACCAGATGATGGGGACAAACCTGACCCAGATGTTCAAACAGACAATGTGGATGACAATGAACGAGATGGAGAAGCCGGTGATGAAACAGGTGTTCATGCAGGGGAGACAGTGGAGGAAACTGAAAGATCGGTTTCTGACCCTAAGTTAATTCCTGCAGAGCCAGATGAAGTCGAAAAAAAAGACGAATCATCGGAAGAATCAAACGCAGATCTTGAACAATGGAATAAATGGGTAGAAGCCGCCGAAGCTGAGGTAGCTAAAGAAGCTGAAGCTAAAGGCATGCTGTTCGGCGAAGATAATTTAAAGAAAGCTGAAATAAAAGATAGAGCTAATCTTGTAAAAGAACATGCAAAAGATGAAGACTGGATCAGAGCAAGGGAAGTTTGGCAAGGACAAAATCCAGACGAAGATCCTAACAATTACAGACAAGCATATATTTCAGGACGTATCCATAATTTACCATGGGAAGTCCATGTGCCAGACCAAAAAAAAAAGAAAGCATACATAACCAAACTCCAGGACAAACAAATCAGAATCAAAACCGATTAAAGCCTGATCTAACTGAAGTAATTTACCCACAAGGATATATACAGAACGAAGAGCAAAATGATTCTTCTATATGGCAACGAATAAAAAATGAGCAAAATTAACATTATTACACCTCCTGATATATTACATAACAAAAACAGGAGTATTCTTTCAGTGTGCCTAGATGACCAGCAAAGGCATGAATTACAAAATATTTTAGCAGAAATGGAAGACAGCATTAATGTGTACATGTTTTCTAACGAAGATGTACAACATTCAGATTGGCTTCTTAATTTACACAAAATTTGTGATGTGGTTTTGGTAAATTTAGACAATTTGGAGCCAGAAATTCGGACTATAATGAGCTATTTAATTAGTTTTGATAACACTTACTGGTTGACAAAAGGCGAGAACTTATTGTATAATAAGATAAGCTCGAATAGAATATATAATATTGAACAAATAAAACAAAGAATAGGAGGTTAATTTGGGATATAACAAAAATTGGAGACCAAGAGAAAGATACAGTGATGATAAAGTCATTGGTAGTGGTATCTCCGTAGTTGTTAGAAATAATGACTTTAATGGTGCTTTAAGAAAATTCAAAAAGAAAGTTCAAGAAGCAGGCATAATTCAAGAAGTGCGTAAAAGACAAGAATACGTAAAACCAAGCGAAATAAAAAGGAAAGCAAAAGCGGCAGGCAGAGCAAGATGGCTTAAGAAACAAGCCAAAGAGAAATTTGATAGAGGCTACTAAGATGGCAATGCATTCCGAATTGTGGTTCCCTAGTGTGATATGGTCAAGTGTTGTCCATGTCGTAGATAATCAAGAATTTAAAAAATGGGCGTACGATAGAAAAAATAATGACGTAGGAAGAGTAATTAGTAACTTTGGCGGTTATCAAAGTTCAGATATTCTACCTAGACAATCAACTCTTATAGATACATTAGTTGGACATTTAAATACAGAAATAGACAACTGTGCAAGACAGGTGGGTTTAGGTCCAATGTCAATAATGAACATATGGTTAAACATCAATCCTCCAGGTGCATACAATCAATTACATAATCATGTTGGAGCAACCTTTAGTGGAGTGTATTACATCCACGGTGAGGAAAATCAAGGTAACATACAATTTGAAAGAAATGATGGAGCCGAATATCATCTACCAGATATTCCAGATCAAGTGACATATTATACATCATCAAGAGCAACATACAAAGCCAAGACAGGAGCTCTTTATATTTTTCCTGGATGGCTAAAACACAGTGTACAAGGTAATCAAAGTAACACTGATAGAATAAGTGTAAGTTTTAATTACGGTCCTGATGTAAGAAATTGGATAGGTATTAACAAGGATAACGGAGACGTAAAATAATGCGAATTGAAGAAGATGTCAAGTTAGACTACAAGGATGTTCTTATTCGTCCTAAACGTTCAACTCTAGGTAGTAGGAAAGAAGTGGATTTGGAAAGAGGATTTAGTTTCCGTAATTATCAAACTCCTGCAATGACTATGGAAGACATACGCCCAGATTATAGAAACTGGAGAGGCATTCCACTTATGGCAAGTAACATGGATGGTGTTGGCACTTTTGAAATGGCAAACGTACTTGCTGAACAAAAAATTATGACTTGTCTTGTGAAAACTTATACAGTACCGCAACTTGTAAACTATTTTGAAACAGGTGGTGTTACTCCTGAAAGAACAAATTATGTTGCAATGAGCATAGGAATTACAGAAGCAGATCATGACAAGTTTAGAAAAGTTTACGAACAAACAGATACACAATTAAAATATGTTTGTATTGATGTTGCTAATGGTTATTCAGAAAGATTTGCGGCATTTGTAAAAGAATTTAGAACACTTTATCCGCATGTTGTAATTATTGCAGGTAATGTTGTTACCGGAGAAATGACAGAGGAGTTGTTATTAAATGGAGCAGATATTATTAAAGTTGGTATTGGTCCTGGCAGTGTTTGCACTACTAGGATACAGACTGGTGTTGGATATCCTCAATTATCCGCGGTCATTGAATGCGCCGACGCGGCACATGGCCTTGGTGGACATGTTATCGCTGATGGCGGTTGCACTTGTCCTGGCGATATTGCTAAAGCATTTGCTGGTGGTGCTGACTTTGTAATGCTAGGTGGTATGCTCGCTGGCCATGATGAAGGCGGCGGAGATGTAATTACAAAACTATACAAAACAAACGAAGTTGATCATGAAGGTATAGAAATAACTGAAAAGAAACAATTCGTACAGTTTTACGGCATGAGCAGTAAAGCGGCAAACGATAAACATTTCGGAGGTCTTAAAGAATATAGGGCTTCGGAAGGCAGGGATGTGCTGGTACCTTACAGGGGATCTGTGATGCATAGCATACAAGAAATACTCGGAGGTATCCGCTCTACCTGCACTTATGCAGGAGCACAAAGGCTAAAACATTTAATGAGATGCACAACATTTGTAAGGTGTACAAAACAGTTCAATGATGTGTATGCATGAGTGGACAACGTAGATTTTTAAAAATGTGGGCAAGAACAATAGGAATGCCAATTGGTTTAAATGACGATGATAAACCAGAATTCTTGCCTATTCCTACTGAAGATGTCAAAAGAGCTCTTGCTTTTAGAACATTTTGGATAGTATTGCATGTGGTGACTTGTTGTGCTATCATAGCAGGAAATGGTAGAACACTTGGATTTTGGTAATCATTTTCTTGACAAACTATTGAAAAGATTGTATAAATATATATGTAATTTAGGAAAGAGTCCTATTTTACTAGAGTGCCCAAAAGGGGCTCTAAAATTAATCTTGCTTATTAAAGGAGAAAATAAATGACAAGAATAACAACTCTAGACTTACCCTCAATACATAGACACTTTGTAGGATTCGACAGAATGTTCGATGAAATGGACAGAATGTTTGAAAATTCTAAAAGTCAAGGGTATCCCCCATATAACATTGCTAAACTAAATGACAATGAGTTTATGATCTCATTGGCAGTAGCCGGCTTTGGTATGGACAACTTGGCAATCGAAAAGGATAAAGATGTTCTTAAGATTGTAGGAACAGCACCTAAAGGAGACGACGAAGTCAATTACCTACATAGAGGTATTGGCGGGCGTAATTTCCGTAGAGAGTTTACATTAGCTGAACATGTAGATGTTCACAATGCTGAACTAAAAAATGGAATGTTAAACATTCACTTAAAACGTGAAGTTCCAGAAGAGTTGCAACCTAAAAAAATCAAGATCAATGAAGGTCTTACAATTGAAGGATCTGCAACAGACAAGTAAGCGTCTAGGGGGAGCGTAATTGCTCCCCCACATAAGGAAATATTATGACAGTAGCAACAGATACAGAAATTAAGTTAGACGAAAAGATAGAAAAAACTATCGATGAACCAGGAAAGTATCACGTAATTTTTCTTAACGATGATTCAACTCCTATGGAGTTTGTTATAGAGATGTTAACTCATGTGTTTAAACACTCTAAAGAAACTGCTGAAAAAATTATGTTAGAAATACACAACAATGGTAGCGGTATTGCTGGCACTTTTAATTTTGAAATAGCAGAACAAAAAGCAAACGAAACCATATCATATGCTCGCGGAAACGGCTTTCCACTAAATATCAAGATAGAGAAAGCATAATATGAGCAACTTAAAACAACTGACGTGGGAACATCACCAAAACGCAGAAAGACAAGACTTTGTAAAAGTTTTAATGAGTGGTAAAATTAATCCTAAATTTTACGCCACTTATCTTTGGAATCAACATAAAAAATATGACATATTAGAAGCAATGGCATTTGCTCAAGGATGTTTAGATGGACTTGTTGATATCAAAAGAAAATTAAAAATAGAACAAGACTTTGTTGAATTGTGGAAAGATGATGAAATGCCTGTGTTGGTAGAAAGCACACACGAATATATGAGACATATGAAAACAATAATGACTGATCCAGATAAACTAATGGCTCATGTCTACGTTTTACATATGGGCGATCTAAGTGGCGGGCAAATGATAAAAAAGAAAGTGCCAGGCGAAGGTCGCATGTATACTTTTGATACAGACAAAGCTGAATTGAAAGAAGCTATTAGGGCAAAAACAAATGATAGCATGGCAGAAGAAGCAAAGTGGGTGTTTGATTCTGCAACCAAGTTGTTCCAAGAATTAATGGAGATTGATATTGAGCATTATATGGAACAAGCTGATTGATTGTAAAGATCAAATTATAGACATATTCAACGAACAAGCAACTGAAATTGACGAACCTGGATTAGACTATTTTAACCGTCCCGACAGTGGATGGATAAACAGAGTATGGGCTAACGACTATGTTCGTAGAGCTCACATAGATGTAGTTGATGCTAGAGATTCTAAAGGCTTATGGATGATGCATGTTTGCATATTTCCAACACTTGATAATCCTGCACCTATATATGGCTTTGATGTAATAGCAGGTAAAAACAAAATGACTGGTGCATTCCACGATTTTTCTCCAAGTGCTGATCCAGATCACGACATGATACAAGGCTACTATGAAAGTGTAGAACACTTTGTACCTGAAAAGCAACGTGAGCTACCAGAGTGGGCTAGAAACATTTTTACAGGCAAAATGCTTGCCGCCGGCAATGTTAAAACAGACGAAGAAGCAACAGAAATTATACGAATAGCACTAAGAAATCTACATGCATATTTTGCTGAAGTGGGTGCTACAAAAGGTTATGGTGATCAAGATCTAGTAGCGGCTTCACAAAATTATTACTGCCATAATCAGCAACAAAATCCACATACTGCTAACGTAATGAAGTCTTTAGGCTTGCCAGAAGAAGACGTAGATCGTTTCTGCACAGACATGTTGTTTCCTAAACTTGCATAAATACATTGTAAGGAATAAACATGCGTTATCATCAATTTAAAATAAATGAATACACAGATCTTGAAACAGAAAAACAAACTATTATTAAAACTATTAGTGGTTTAGATGCTTCTAATGAAGAAGAAGCGGCTATTTTAGATAGAATTTACAAAATACTGAATTCTGACAGGATTAGTTCGACTATAGATAATGCTTTTAGTAAGCCTATTGCTGACGAAAGTCTTAGTGATAATGCAAAAAAACAAATTATAAGAGATGTAACAGAAATACTAGGAACACTTTCTGTAGATTATAAAAGAATGAATCAGTTCCTAGACAAAATGGAACAAGGTGGTGTAATCAACACAACTGCATTAGGCAAACCTGTAAGCAGTTTTGAATCAGTATTTGATAATGATGTTGTTGCACAGATGGCTTTCTTGAAACTTGCTAATTATGGTTCAGGTAAAAATCAAAAAGGTCCTGGAGAATATGCACTTGCTATGTTGAGTGATAAAATTTCGTTACGCCCAGGCGGAGGTGATTTAGACATTGAAGGACTAGGACAAGTAGAACTAAAAGCCGCAGTTGGAGTCAGTGGTGGAAGACTAGGACACGGTGGATTGGCACAAAAAGATGCAAAAGCCGCTTTGGAAAAATATCACGATAATGTACCAGCACTGAAACAACATTTTGAACAAGGTGCAAAAGGTATGAGTTTGAAAAACTTCCAAGTATATCTTGCATCAGGATTACCACCAAGAGATGAAGCAAATAAAAAATTAAGATACGAAATAGGCATGGATCTTTATGGTCCTGTTTTTGGAGAATTTGCAAAAGCAATGGCAACTGCTTTGACACAAGACGACTATAATGTTTTAGAAGCAGAATTTTTAAAAGCCAACTATGCCTATTATTTAGATAAAGATTATTTTGATGTATTATTACTGTGTAGTTTTTCAGCAGGAAAATTTGCCGCAGTAAGAAATGCTGATGAACTAATTGCACTTAAACAAGCAGGACATCTTTCTGCTCCTGCTCCTTCAGCAGTACCAACCAACGCAGGCATGCGTGAAGTGTTTTCTAAAGTTAGCTTATCAAAAGCTAAAATATAAACTGCTAGTTTTATCCTACCATAAAAAATCTTAAATAGTTGTAAGCAGAGCGTGAGGGCTTACAATTGATAGATCCAGTAACAGCCATCGCAGGGGCAACCGCGGCTTTTAATGCAATTAAATCAGGTTTCAGCGTAGGCAGAGACATAGAATCCATGGCGGGCGATTTAGGCCGATGGATGAGTCACGT